CCACTCTCCAACATGGTCGAAACTAATTGACCCATTGGAGTTGGTAAAATCTTTAACTTGCCGAATCCATTTGCACCGTCCATCCACATAGATGTAATCATATGAGATACACGATCCAAGTTGATTTTTAAATCATCTGGATGGTCAACTTCGCCAAGAACACTATAGCCTGTACTGATTTGTTCATTTAGAGCATTGACAGCAGATTCGATTTCAGTTACGGGGTAAACACGCTCATTGGCGTTTTTAACCCCACCCTGAATGAAGATCCCTTTCATATAAAGGGACTTCTTATCACCATCTTCCTTAACAGACTCGACCACCATATTAGCGCGGTCGAATGTTAAGTTCTCTTTAAGATACAAAGCCATTATCTTAGGTGTCCTTATTTAACAATACGCTTAGTGGTCTTGCGTGACTCACTAGTGATTGATTTTGTATTTTGTCCGTCATCACCGTGTTTAGCTTTTGGAGCTGCGTCTAGTTTTTGACCTTTTTGCCCTGGAGCATTCTTGAATGAGCCTGCGCCCTTCAAGTCTTTAGTAGTTGGGTTCAACAAACCACCTTGTGTGCCACCTTTAGTTGACTCACCTGATGTGAAGTTAACAGCTTTAGCACCGTTACCGCCTACTTTAGGACCACTAGATGTGATTGACTTTGTGTTTTGACCGTTGTCACCGTGTGTTACGGAAACTTTTTGCAATTGAACAGCTTCTTCAAGAGTTTCTTCTTCGTCATCTTCTTCAGATGATTCTTCTAAGTCTTCCTCTTCTTCACCTTCCATCATTTCGTCGCCGCCCATGTCGCCACCGAAATCTTCTTCACCGCCCATATCATCGCCACCTTCGTCGCCTGACATGATGGATTCAAATTCAGCCATCAATTCGTCTAACTTGTCTTCCAAGTCAACAACGCGGTCTTCTAGGTCTTCTTCGCCTGTTTCTTCGCCACCGATATCATCAGAATCTAAAGCAACTTCTTCGTCACCCTCGTCTGCACCGATATCTGCAAATTCGTCTTCTTCTTCTGTCATGCCTTCTTCTTCAACAGAGATTTCGTCGGCTAAGCCACCAACTTGATCCTGGCTGAATTCTTCGTCCATGATTGATTCATAAATCTCACGTGATTTCTCAACCACGATGTCATGGAACATAGCACGAGCTTGTTCTTCATTTTCGTTGATGATTAAATCAATCAACGCTTCAAATTTTTTGTTATCCATTATTAATATCTCCTAAGGTAAATGGCTTTTGTAAAAATATTTAGTGGCTATGCAAAAAAATAGCACAATAAGTGCTAGTTTTTTGCATTTTTCACTTGAATATAGTAAATTACATTGTTTGTTCGGGGTTTACCGGCTTATATTGAGTACGAACCTTCTTCAGATTCTGAGTATGTTCGTAGTTACGAACATCCAACATCTTACGCAATTTACGCAATTGGCGTAAAGTTAATTTACTTTTACGTGTTTCTTTCCACGCAACTTTACTGTTATCAGAATTCATATCCTGATAACCTTCATGCGGGCGAGAGTACATTTCAAATAATTTCATAGTATTATTTATCATTTACATAGGAGGAGGTGGTGCGCCGCCACCTGCAGGCATTGCTTCAGGTCCTGCAACACCCGGAACTTGATCCATGTTACCAGTATCCATGTCTTGGTCAGCATTTTCAAGTTCATCATTAACTTCCAAATCACTATCCAAATCACTTGAACTGATACCAATACTACGCAAATCACTGCCTTGTGGATCTTCAGAAGAACTTTCTTCACGCTCTTCGAACCACATTTTAGAGTTTTCTTCAATCTCAGTTTCAGTCAAGCCCAAGAAACGTTGCATTGCAAATCTTTTACTGATGTAAGGGAAGGCTTCCATTGTTTGGAATACTGATACTCGTGCGTTATCTAGCTCTGACTGACGATATGAAGCAAAGTTTTGCGGGTTGTTAAACTTAATGTCGAACAATCCAGAATCAATATTCAATCCTCTCCAGCGCATGAACAACTTAAATTCGTCATTCAGCTTCTGTCCGATGTAGTTCTGCAAACGCTTGCAGTATTCGTTGAAGCGGAATTCTTGAATCATCGCAGTTCCAACTCTACCATCACTTAATGGAGTAGGGTTGTCTTCTGGACCTTGAGGTAAGTAGCTTGAAGGGACACGCAAGCCACGTGCTAATCTGTTGTTGAAGTAACGCAAGTCGTCAATTTCACCCAAATTAGCACCACCGGCTAGTGTTGTTACATCACTGCCACGACCGTCTGCTGTTACTGGGAAGAAGTAATCTTCGTTCATTGACAACGGGTTGTATGTGGCATCCATCATGCTGCCGCCGCCACCTGCTGTAGGGATTCTACGTTGGTGAATTTCGTTCTTAACTCTATCAACGAAAGCCATAGCCATATGTGATGGCATGTTACCTACGTCAATTTTGAATACTCTACGCTCAGGAGCACGAGATATACGATAGATTAGAATCGCATCTTCGAGCAATTCTTTTTGTTTGTAGACTTTGAAAATGTTTTCAAGTACTGATTGTCCGAACGGCCAGAAGCGGTCAAGACCTTCAGTTAGTGATAAGTGCAATACGTGCTTTGCGTCAATCGCAGATTCGTTCTGAGATAAACCAAAACGTGAGCCTGATGTAGACTGTTGATTTGGAATAGAGTAGCCTTGTGATGCACCTGCACCTCCTGCGCCACCGAAGCCCGTAGCTGGGTTAGTAGCAAAGTCATTTGCAACTTTTTCAGCAATGGAAAGATTTTCTAAGTTAGGGTTCAAGTCTTTGATAACGTACTGTTCTGGCTTCTTACCTTCACTTTCGTTAACAATAACCTTGATAACTTTGACCATATCGATCCAGTAAATCTTAAAATTCTCTGGATCACGAACAAAAATTTGGTCACCGTACTTGATTGCATTACGGAATATTTTAAACATACGAGTTTCAAACTCGTTCAATTTACACCATTGTTGAAGTTGCTTTTTGATAATCTCAACTTCATGGGGAGTAGGATCTTCATTGAAGATAACTTCGAATGGGGTGTTGTTTTGTTCGTTTTTCTGAGTACTAAACTCAGCAATGATATCTAAACATGCGTTGATTTCAGCATCAACGTCCATCATTTCATATTGATTATAACGTTCAATACGGTTTGGGTGACCTGTATAGACTTCAGGAAGGCGGCTTTGATAGTTTTTATAGCCAAATTGTTGTGTACTTTGATTAGTAACTGCGCCGTTATTCCAAGAGCCGCCGTTGCTATTCACCCCAGAAATAGGACTTAGTTGACCTGTTGGGTTGGAGAAACGCTTTTTATAAGTCATAGTGTTATATTTATCAATTTTTATTTCGCAGCAGACAATAGTTTATCTTGCGTGTAATTGGATCTACGTAGTTCGTCCACTACATCACTTAGTCTAGAGTCCAGCATATCTGCGATTCTACGCATGAAAATATCCGCTGATAATGAACTTGTTGAATTGGGAGCCATTGCAGAATTCAATGAATGCTTGGTAACATGCTCAGCCATACCTTGAGAAGATGCTAACGGTACGATTGCTTCTTTACCATGCAATTCAACATTATAACCAGATTCCGGACCACTAAAAACACCGCCGGTTCTAGCACCCATGATAAAGTGTGGCTTGTCACCGGCTACTGGGTTAACTAATCCATTCTTTCTCAATACTTCTAATACTTTGTCATCGTTATAGTTTTGAATATCAACAGCCAAACCCTTTTCATGCAAACTAGTGCCAGGTGGCGCTGCTGGAATCTTTGACTTACCCGACATGTAATCATCATACAACGATTTTTGTTTTTCAGTTGACCTAACAGCACTGTTCAGTTTAATTTTTTTACCAGAACCTTGAAGTTCTTTTGCCGCAGAAATCAGCTTGTCCTGCAATGCAGGGTTTAGTCTTTGGAAACTTTCTAAACTTCCAGACTCACTACCAAACGTAAACAAATCACCCAACTGAGAAGAACTCACATCTGTGTTTTTACGCTGGTAATTAGCTGGGGCAGCAGACCTGCCTTCAATCATCGCAGGATTAGTTGCTGCTTCTTTGGCTCTGTCGATGTTTCCCTGTGAAGAGGTTTGAGATGTTCTGTTATTTTGTAGTTTTTGTCTTAGGTCTTTAATATCAGCTTGGACCCCGCTAGCATTAGGATGGCTTTTTACAAATTCTTCATTCTCAATGATTTCTTTTTGAATCTCAAGTTCTTCTTTCTTTAACCTGTTTAACTTTTCAGTCTGTTCAGTTTGCACTCGTGCTGCATCTTCTAAACTATTGATTTGAGTAAAGGCATCAGTTAAGTCAGGTCCACCAAAGAAAGCAACAACCTTTGACATGACTCTGGCAAACTCATTACCAACAGTAGCTAGAGTTTTTAAACTTGCAACTGCACCTGTTCCTACCATGTAAGTTAATGTTTCGAATGCATTTCTAACTTCACGTTCAGCTTGAGTAATAGAAGCGGCTGAGCCCAAACGGTCATCAGTTGATTGTTGTTCTAATTGTTGTCTGATTTCTTCGAATGCTTTGCGGTCTTTACCTTCCATCATCATAGCGCCGCGATATGTGTTAATGTTAAGACCTAAAGCCTTCAATGCATCATTTGATGTGGCTATCGTAGGACCAAACGTTTTGAAACTCTGAGAGATTCTAGGAGCAACGTCTTTAAGATGATGGAAGGTTGCTTCTGCCGCATTACCAGTATTACCCAACATAGTAATTGCACCGCGTACACCATTATCACCGATAAGCTGATAAGCAGTATTACCAAATTGGTCAACAACTTTACCTTGGTTCACTAGTAAAGATTTCATACCATCAGCAGCATCTTTACCATATACCTTTGCATAGCCCATAATCATGGTTCTAGCATTTTCTCTAGCGTTGTCGTCCAAAGTGTTTAAGTACATTTGAAAACGCAAATCGTTTTCTTGTTGTCTACGTTCTTTTTCTAATGCATCACGACTTTCACCAGTCAACATGCTTAGTTCTGAAAGAGTTTGCATATACGTAACGGTTTCTGCATTAAGTTGTTGAGATGTTTTACTTCTGACACGAGAGTTAAGTGTTTCACTAGCCAAATACTGAGCAGTGTGTTCTCTCATATCGTCAGTTGTGTAACCCAACTGCATCAATCGTGCTTCAGTATCACCTAGAGTTTTGTTGAAAACTTCACCTAATCTACGTTTTCCATCACCCGCAGTATTACCCAACATTGCTAGTTCAGGACTAACTTTCGAAAGCATCTCAGTTAGTTTTGATGCATCCTCAACACCTACGCCAAACTGTTGTAGGTCTTTCAGCACATCTTTCATGCTGGTGCTATAGTTTACACCAACTTTACTGAAATCACGATACGTTTTAATCAACGCATCATTTTGCTTTAAACTTGCACCAACTAGTCCGCCAAAGACTTTGATGACTGCGCCAACTGCGGCGCCCAGTGGACCAAACTTGCCTACCAAATCTCCGGCAGCATTAGCGGCTGATGTAGTAGCTTCTGTATATTTACCAGTACCTTGACTTGCATCAGTCATAGTCTTCATAAATGCACCACCGGCGCCAGCTAGTCGTTTCAAAGCATCCGCACTTTTCTCAGCCTGTTCTTTGGCTTCTCTGTTCTTTACGGTAAGGTCATCCTGTGCTTGCTTTGCGGTTTGCATCGCTTCAACAAGTTCGATAATGGTTTCTTTGGAAATGTCTGACATTGGTTTTTACCTACTAAATATGGGTTAATAGTATTTAGTGCAATAAAACCAGCAATTTAGGAGAACTATGTCAGACAATCCATTAAAACAATATTTCCGTAGACCAGGAGTCTATATCAAACTTCCATCAGGTGGTGCAAGTTACTCACCCAATGATGTAGAAATGCCAGAAAACGGTGAATTCCCTATCTATCCAATGACTGCAATCGATGAAATTACAAGTCGTACACCTGATGCATTATTCAACGGATCAGCAGTAGTTGATATCATAAGAAGTTGTGTTCCAAACATCAAAAATCCATGGGTAATCAACAACGTTGACTTAGACCCAATCTTAGTAGCTATCAGAACCGCTACGCACGGCAGCAGTATGGAAATTGAAACTGAATGTCCATCATGTAGTGAGCTTTCAAAGTTCGATGTGAACTTGCCAGCAATCTTAGCAGGATTTAAACCAGGTGATTATCAAACTCCATTGCAAGTATCTGATGAAGTTACTGTCAAGTTTAGACCTTTGCAGTATAAAGAAACCAATGAAGCTAACATGGGACAATTTCAAATCCAAAAGTCTCTACAGAATGTATTGGCAATGGATGAAGGTGAAACGAAGGCTGCTAGAGTTCAAGAAGTAATGACCTCTATTAACACACTAGCTACCGCATTGATTGCTGCCTCAATTGAATACGTTAAAGTACCAACTGCGACTGTAATGGATAGAGAATTCATCTTAGAATTCTTGAAAAACGTAGGCAAACAAGAGTACGATAAGATCCGTGACCATAGTGTAGCATTGCGTGAATCAACAATGAACAAACCGTTAGATATTACATGCCCACATTGTTCACATGAATTCAGTCAAGGGTTTAGTATCAACGCATCTGATTTTTTCGACTAAGGCTTCTTTCCCTTGATGCAGGGGAAATAGGAAGCCTGATTAATCAGATGGAGCAAGATTGCTCTCGCATCAAAGCTGATTCATTACGCATGTCTTGGTATATGCGTGGTGGTATATCCTATACGGATATCCTAAACCTATCAATTACTGAACGAGAAACTATCAGTCAGATTATTGAAGACAATATGGAAACAACTAAAACTAGTAAGTTGCCGTTCTTCTAATTGTATATCTGTCTTACCCATAGATATTCATTTATACTAGGGTTATTATCAATCAACTATAACTGATGAGCTTCGCTCATCTTCCTTCACTTAATTCTTCGCTTCGCTCAGAAGTTAAGTTCGGATAGTCTTTGTAATGTTATTTGTATCGGACTATATTCTATCTCTAACATTATTAATAAAGAACATATTGCCGCTTTGAAGCCATGGTAGTGCTGTTCAAGCACTACCAATGGTAAAGGGATTTGCCATGCCCGTCATCCTTGCTATCTGTACCCGTTCAATCAGCTTCTTTGTGCTATTGAACGCCACCGGTTCCCCTGTAAAGTTTTTGGTCTGTAGTTGAACTTACGCACGTATGTTTTAATGCTTGGGTCCAGAAACGCATGTTCTATATCATCAAGATAGAGTAGATATAGACTCATTGAAGGTTCGCTTTTGTCGATTGCCTTCTCGGTGTTCCTTATCATTACTGATAAGCATACTCCAGAATCTGACGGCACAGCACAATCTGTACAATCTCAAGGAGGACTGTCAACACAGCCTGCGAATTTTTATTTTAATTAAGTGTTGTTTGTTTGTTTTGACGTGGTGTCTGATGTTGTACAAGAATAAGATTTAACTAAGTCTGTATTGTTTTTGAAGAAACTAGAGTGTTCCATGATGATCCAATCGCCCCATTTCTTGCTGCTGTATAAAATACAGTTATCAGCTTTCCATGTGAGCTTGCCTTGGACAGCAACGTATTGACCTTTGCGATTGAACTTCATAAAAAGAAGATTCAAATCACCGTCTGCTTCAACGTCTAGTAGCTGCTCTAGCCACGAATCAAGTTGTTTACACTCACCCGTAAGAGTTAAGTGCCACGGAAAGTCAGCATAGAATTTGCATTCTATATTCATCTTTGTGAAACTTTGTCCTGGAACAATGTCTCCTTTGAATGAACGAATCTGACCTTCGTGCAAGAATTCGGTTCTTGCTTGATTCTTGCCACCCACATAAGCGCCGGATCCGGGAGCACGAATGAACGACTCTCCGTATGTTTCAGAGAGAAATTTTGCAACTTCTCTCTCGTAACCTGATCCTTTGTTTTTCTGTGGTGATGACATATAAGTACTTATACTAAAGAACAGTGCCCAAAATTATTCTATGTCTACCGCTGTGTTGTAGCTTGTGAAGCCGTTCTCTTTGACGACTTTTAACACGCTAGGAACACGTCCTGCAAGTTCTTCGCGGTGAGAAACGAGCCAAACACTCTTATTACGAGTTCTTGACATGTCTTTTAGAATAGCAATAGAGTTTTCAACGCCCATTGTATCCATACCTGAATCAATCAACTCGTCAATAAACAAAGTATTGATAGGTGTGTATAAGTTTTCCCAAACATCACGGAATGCAAAACTCAAGCCTAGAATCAAACGATTGCGCTCACCGCGAGATAAGTTATCAAAGTCAAGTTCACGACCCAATTCTGTAATCTCAACACTCAAGTCATTCTTAAAGACGACATTGTGTGGTAAACCAATCTTATCAAGGTAGTTTGTCAATCGTGAGTTCAAGTAACTCAAGTTCTGGTCAATGATTTTCTTACGGACAAAAGAATCTTTGCTAGTCAATAAGTCTAGCAAGAACTTTTGATGTTCCATCTTCTTTGTCAATGTATTAATCTTGTCAAAGCTAACTGTTTGCAACGCTTGATTCTCCATTTCAGAAATTTGTTCTGTGTATGGGTCAGTCTCAGTAGCCTTTTGTTCAATCTGTTGTTCGATTGTTGCTACTTTACTTCTATGCTCAACTGCCTTAGCTTCTGTGTCATAGTGAGTCTTTGGTTGAGGACCTAAATCAACAACGTTCATTTCTTTAAGTTGTTCTGCGTAAGGGTCAGCTTCTTTTTCTTTTTCTAAAATCTTTGTGCGAATGTTTTCTAAGTCACCGCCGTGACGAATAGCTTCTGCTTCTGTTTTGTAATGAGTCTTTGGCTTTTCTGGAACAAAGATTTGAACATTACGAAGTTCTTCCCATTGTTTCAACAAAGTTGCAGCATGTGAACGTGCTTCACGTAGCATATCTTGCTTACCGTCTAACACTTCTTTGTGTGCATCATCATGGAAATCTTGTCCACAAGCATAGCAGGTGTGGGCTTCTAACTTTTCGATTTCGAGTTCTAGTTTTTTGATTAACTTGTCTTCTTTGTCGATGTCCTTAGTCAAACGTGCAATTTCTTTGTCACGGTCATCTAGTTCTTTTTGTTTTTGATTGTGTTCTGCTAGTTGACGATGCGCATTGATTTCTTCCACAATGTCGATTTTACTCAACTTGATTGTTTCGTTTTCTAATTTGAAAATATCGGAATCTTGTTTTTGCTTCCAAGCAATTTGACGAGCAACTAATGCATCATATGTGTCTTTTTGCTTCTTGTGTTCATTCCAAATAGCAAGTTCTTTGTGAGCAACTAGTTCAGCACCGATATCGATTTTAGCCAACGTGTCATATGTATCAGCTAAAAATGCCAAATCACTATCATACTTTGCTTTCCACAAACCACTACGGCGTTTCAAACTACTAATCTGTTCGTTCACACGCTTGTTGGCTTCTTCGATTGCTTTTACTTTGAATTCTTCTGATTGAATGTCATCTTTCACCGACTTCATCAACTCTTTGATACCCTCAGCCTTCTCAGAAAGCAACGTGATACCGAGCAACTGTTCAATAATCTCACGCTGTTCATTGTTCTTCAACGCAAGGAACGGTTGAGTGTATGTGTTTAACGCAACAATGTGGGTAAACATGTCACGAGACATGTGAATTACTTTCTCAATCTCTGCTTGAGTTTCTTTGTTCTCGCCCTGTGCAGTATCTTCTTGTTTTTGTAGTTCGTTGTTAACGTAAAACTTCAATATGTTGGGCTTACGACCACGCTCAATCTTGTAGTCTTTGCCGTTCGCATTGAATTCTAATGTAACCAACATGTTCTTGCCATTCGTGCGGTTAACTAAGTTGTC